CGTGACCGTCTGGTTGACCGGGAAAGACGTGATTACCGGCGGCGGCGGGATGACTATCAGTGTCGCCGCGGTGCTCGTGACGTCCCCGCCCTCGTTCGTCACGACGCACGTGAAGAGCGCCCCGTCGTCCGCGAGCACCACGGCAGGCGTGATGTAGCTTGCGCTCGTGGCACCACCGATGTCTGTCCCGTCCTTCTTCCACTGGTACGTCAGTGTCCCCGAACCCGTTGCGGTTACGCTGAAGACCGTCGTCTGGCCCTCGGTCACGGCCATGTCGGCCGGATGCCCCGTGATCCGCGGAGACAGTATGTTGACCGTCAGTGTGGCTGCGTTCGACTCGACACTCCCGACCGCATTCGTGACAAGGCACATGAATTGCGCTCCGTCGTCGGCGAAAACGGTAGCTGGTGTCGTGCAGGATCGCCAGGTAGCGCCGAGGATCTCAACGGTGTTCCTATACCACTGGTACGTCAGTACCCCCGAACCCGTTGCAGCCACGGTGAATGTGGTGGCTCCGCCCTCCGTAACCGTCTGATCGGACGGGTGTGTTGTGATGGTCGGAGGTATCAGCGCCGCCCCGCCATCGGCCCCATCATCGCAACCTACGCAGAGTGCAGCTACGAGCAACACGACAGTACAGATCACGGCCTGTTTCCCAAACATCGTCTCACTCCGTTCGGCGTATTACCTACGTCTTCCTTTTCCTTTTCTCCTGGTGTTGTCGTTGGCTCCCTTGACACACAGGAATTGCTTCAAGACAGTCTCGACCTCAACCAGGTCTTTCTCGGCCTCTAGAACAGCCCCGATATCCTTGTACGCTGCCACGCCCTCATCGAGGGTGGCTGCTGACTTATCGCACTCTACCCACTCAAGTGCCTTGGCGTGGTCCTCGATTGAAATTGTTCGCTTCGCCTGTCCGCGGCTCATGGTACGCCCCGCACCGTGGGAAGCCGAGCAGAACGAATCAACGGCCCCCTTGCCCCTTACGATATAGCTACGAGAGCCCATCGATCCAGGGATGATGCCGAGGTCAGTCTTACGCGCGCGGATTGCTCCCTTGCGCGTAATTAGTACATTCTTGCCGTAGTGATTTTCCATTGCAATGTAATTGTGGTGGCAGTTTATATTTTGAGCATCTGTGGGCAGTACGTCTGTGCCGAAAAACTCCTCGAGAAGCACAAACAGGCTGTCCATCATAAGCTCGCGGTTCCGCGCCGCGAACAGCTGTGCCCACTCCGCGGCCTTCATGTAATTATCGAACTCGGGCTCCCCTTTCGGAAGGAACGCCAAGTCCGGATGCACAAGCGCGGAGGCCCACTGACTACACTTCTTCTGGGCCAGCCCGATGAAGAAGGCCCCAAACTTGTTCCCAGGGCCGCGGGAACCGGAATGGATCATGAGCCAAATACGTCCCTCTGCATCGGTGCACATTTCGATAAAGTGATTTCCGGTGCCCAGCGTTCCGAGATGGTTGACCTCATTGTACGGAACTGCGTCTGGGTACTCTATGATTACCTCCTGAAAGATTTCCTCCAACTCGTCGCACCATACCTTTTCGACTCGTGGGGGAAGAGCGTTCCTAGGCCATGCGCCACAGTCCCCAGCACCGCCATTGTGGCTTCTGCCCGTTGGGATGGTCGCCTCGATCTTAGCACGAAGCTCAGAGAGGCTTACGCCAGTTAGGGCGTCCTTAGAAAGGAGTGTCGGGCAGGCCATCATCCCACACCCGATGTCCACGCCCGTTACGGCAGGATAAGCAGCCCCCATCGTAGCGACGACAGCGCCGATACACGCTCCCTTACCTAGGTGTGCGTCCGGCATGAGGGCGACGTGCTTGAATATGTGCGGAGAGTCGGAGATGTTCTTGGCCTGTTCCAGCGCGGAGTCCTCGATGGGAACGCCGTCGATCCAAGCCTTTACGAGCCCTCGGTCTGCTTTGATAACCTTCATTCTCTGCCCCGTTCGATCAGTGGTCCTCTACAAGTAACGCCCTGAAACGAGGAGCAGTCAAGCCCAAATAGATAGAGGGCAGAGGTAATTTACCTCTGCCCCCTGAGTACGTCCCGCGTGATTACTGCCCCGCTCCAACTGTGGCGTTGAGTACATTGCCGATTGGCGCGGACGGAAGGCCGATGGCTATGGCCTTCTGGAAGTCCTCTGCCAACGCGGTGATGTTCATGGACTCGGGCACGTAGTAGATCTTCTGGATGCCTGCGCCGAGCGCACCGGCGATCTCCACCTGCGCGAACCGACGACCGCCCTCGCCCAGATAGGCTGCCAGCTTCAGCTTCTTGGCTTCAGCCTCTGCCTTACCGAGTGCCAACACACCCTGGGCCTCAGCGATCTTACGGAGCTTCAGGCCTTCGCCCTCCAACTCGTCACGGGCCTTCTGGGCTTCGGCTGCAAGAGTGACCTCGATCTTCTTGGCCTCGGCGGCAAGCTCGACCTTCTTGGCGTCAGCTTCAGCCGCAAGAACCTCTTTCCTGGCTGCTGCTTCTGCCTGAGCAATCTCCTCGCCCTTCTTAGTCTCGGCCTCTACGAGTCGCCTATTTTGCTCAGCCTTCGCCTCAGCTTCGGCCACCTTCGCCTCAGCATTGGCAGCTGCCTGTTGTTTCTTGGCCGTCTTTCCACGCTGCTCGGCCTGCGCCTCGGCAGTGATCATGGAAAGGAACTTCGGATCCTTCAACGTTATTTCACGAATGACGAGCTTCTCGACCATGATACCATAGGCGTTGAATCGCTCGTCGTCCTGCAGTGAGTTCTCGATAGTCTGCTGCAAACGGACACGGCCGGCGCCTTGATAGATTGTCCTAGCGTCGAGAATGGTGGTGTTGTCAATGATGTTCTGGAGCAGGACATCCTTAAGGAAAGTGGTCCGGAACGCGGACGTCTTCTCCTTGTGCAGCTTCACGAGCTTGCCCGGATCGAGGTGGAACTGCATGACGCAGCGCAGGATAACGGGCGTCGGACCGGTGGTCTTTCCGCTATCCATGTCCTCCAGCGTAAGGCGCTCCATCATGACCGGGATCTCGACAGGCTGGACGTCGGGTTGATTGAATTCCATCTCGTCGGCGTCCATGTATGTGTTCTTGGGGTTGACGGTCTTGTCGTCGATAACGAATGTGTCGGAGCCGATGTAATACTTGTTCGGGGTCGTGGTCCAGCCGAAGTAAAAGTGAAGGCCGTCCTCAGCGATCTGCTCCCTAACTCCAGAGATGGTCTGCCATACGACCCTCTCGGAGCCCTCGACAGTCGTCCAGCGAAGCGACGTGAACAGCACGACGGCGCCAATTACGAGGCCGACGATGCCCATAAGCAGTGCGATTTCCTTCTTATTCATTTCGGATTCCTTTCGTTAACAATAAACGGCATATACGACACATACGGCACCTATTCTGAATCTACGCTCTTGTCTTTCCCGCTCTCTTGATCCTCCTCTCGTTTAGCTTGCTTCTTAGGACTCTCTAGAAAAGCCTTAATTGTAGTCCTCTGTTCCTCGAATGTGCCAGTCACCGCGGCGACCATCCACCAACCTGTAAGTGCTGCCAGCAAAAGCCCAGCACAAAGTATGGCGGGGCCTCCAAAGATGCCTGCGATGATCAGGCCTCCAGCCAGCAACGGCCAGCCCCCGAGAGGAGCCTTAGCTCTCTTTAGCCGGGATGATCCATAGAGCCAGCCCCACATGACGATCCATGAGACCGTTGCTATGCTATTCAGTACGATCATCGGAGCATACGGCAGTGTCCAAAACCCGTCCATCGTCCCCTCCTTCACTGCGCTCAAAATCGAAGCTCTGCCCCTTGACCACGAAGCCCGCGAAGCCGTCCGCTCGCGCATGGGCCTGTGAGACGCGTCTCAGCTGATAGTGCATGAGCCACATCTTCGCCTTGATCTCCTTCGGCAGCGTGTTGAGATCGTCGTAGTGCGCGTGGACCGTACTCTTATACGGAGCGGTCTCGCAGTCCTGGAAGATCAGGTCGGCCTGAGCATAGAACACTTCGATCTGCTTCGGGCAGAACTGGGTGTCGCCCGTGAAGAAGATCCTCTTTCCAGGAAGCTCAGTAAACGTTGGTTTCACCAATGTCCTGCCAACGCAGCTACTCACCTCGACGGGTCCAGGGAACGCGATCATCAGGCCGTAGCTGTGAGTGATCTTGTAGCCGGAAACGACGTGGACGGTCTGCACTGGCTGGCAGATCGCGCCGCGCCAACGGAAGTCGTCGTTCGGCCGCACCGGCAGGGGCTCGAAGAAGGTTTCGAGCGTTGCTACCTCTCCCTGGACTGACTCCATACCGCCCCGCAGCGACTGCCATATCTCGTACATAAGATCGTTGGACGCATGTAGGATGGGCCGCGCCAGACTCGGGTTGAAGTAGGTGCAGAAACCCAGCCACTCCAGTCCCCCCACATGGTCGGCGTGTAGGTGGCTGATATAGACGCGCTCGATGTCCTTCAGCAGGACATTGATCTCCTTGAGCGAGAATCGCGCGTCACTGCCACAGTCGATCAGGAGGTGCTTCGGACCTTCGGACGTAGGGTCGGTCAGCACGGCGTTTGTCTGCCACTGATCCGATCCACAGAATGCGGACCCAACTCCTGCGAACGTAAGCTTCATCTGAAATCTCCTCCGGTTTCTTCCTGTCCCCGCGCCGTACCGTAAAGTCCATTATGATAAATATAGCCCTCAACCGCCGCCGGAACAAGCCCAGAAATCGATTCGCCAGCCGCGAGTTGTCTGCGGATCTCCGTCGACGAAACCTCGATGGATTGCGTGAGGCTAATCATGGAGTCGCGGAACTTATCGGCAAGGCCCGTGGGCAAGCGTCCAGCAAGATCATCCCAGTCCATGGGATCGTCTCCCACCCGCTCCAACACGACTGGCGTAACATAACTAAAGATCTCCGATACGTTGCGCCAACGAGGCATGTCGCGTACGGCGTCAGTACCCATCAGTAAAAATAGATCCACAAGGTGACCGAGATCATGTGAGAGCTTTCGCACAGTGTCGATGGTGTACGATGTTCCGCCGCGCCGAAGCTCGATACCTGACTCTACAAGCACTTGTCTGTCTCTTGTAGCGAGCCCGACCATCTCAAGGCGATGGTTAGCATCGGCGTAGCCGTCCTTCAACGGCTGCAGGTTGGCTGGAATTAGCAACACACGGTCGATCCCTAACCTCTCGCAGGCGCCCTCCGCCGCGCGTAGATGGCCCTCGTGGATAGGATCGAAGGATCCACCAAATATCCCGAACCGTAGTCGCCCCAGAGGGGATGTCATGAGGCTCTCCTACTTCTAGTATCCAAATGTCCATCTGGCGACTTCGATGGCTTTCTTGTCACCCATCGCCTTACCTGGATCCTCACTGAGCTTCACAACATCGATGCCGTTAATTTGACGCAGCTTGATTACGATATTGAGGGGCTGGACTTTCGGGATATCGTTCGAGAAGTGCGTCCCTATCCCAAAGGAGCAGCCAATGCCCAGATCGACGCAGTGTAGCTTGATCCGCAGGGCGCGGCTAACGGTGAGCCCGTCGCTGAAAACGATGGTCTTCGTAGCAGGGTCCACCCCAACGCTGTTGTAGTGGCGTACGGCTCGGGTCGCAAACCCAAGGGGGTCGCCGCTGTCATGGCGAATGCCATCGAACAAGCGCGAAAGTCCTGGGTCGAAGTCCCGGAAGAAAGCCTCAACCCCGTAGGTATCGGTCAGGGCAATTCCCAGCCTTCCACCATAGACCTCGTTCCAGGCCTCCATAGCATACTTGTTGGCGTATCGCAGCCCCCGAAGGGCGCTAATGGCCATGATCAGTTCGTGTGCCATTGTCCCAACGAGGCCCAGCCTAAGTATCTTGGCAAGGTAGATATTGCTGGTGCCGACGAACGAAGTTTTCCCGCCCTCCGCCAGCCCCGAGGTAACAACCCGCTGGTTCTCAAAGCTGAATCGACGGCGTGTGCCGAATTCCGCAAAGCCGCATCCCGCCTCGTCTAGCCGTTGTCCTTTGGCCACGGCCTTCTTATGAGCGCCCTTGGGAACCTCGGGGGCTTGCCCCCACAAAGCCAGCTCCGAGATCAGCGCCAGGAGGGGAACCTCCCAATAGATGGCTTTGCACCATGGCCCCGACACCGTAAGCTTCAAACGCCCGTTCGAGACGCGAAAATCCACCATGTCCGTCTCGAACCGAAAGTCTTTGAGCCAGGTAAGATACCAATCATCCAGATAGGGACAGTTCTCCTTTAGCCAAAAATACTCCTCGTTGCTAAGGCGAAGCGAGGCCAGATCAGCGAGCTGCTCGGTAAGGCCGCGCACCAGCGTTTTTGAGAATTTTCTGGCGGGGTCGCGGTTGGTGAACTCATACACAACAGAAGCATTGGGAGCAAGCTTGAGGACAGCTTGTCCTTGCGTGAGCTTGTAAAGATCATTGTCAAGTATTGATTTGATAATACTCATCGTGTTTCTCCCTCTGTGACGGAACTCGTAGAGCTAAGCCGTACGCATCGCCACCCTTTGTGGTGAGCACGCTCACCGTTGGCTACCTTGACCATGTTTGGAGGGCTCAGACTATGCTGCTCACAAAATAGGGATAGCCCCTCTGTTGTGGTATACACCTCTCCTCTGGGAGATATGACCTGAAATAACTTAGTGCCCATCAGGATTTTCTTTTGCCCTTCTTGGCCTTCTTGCCTTCTTGGCCTTCTTAGCTTTCTTGAAGAATTTAGCCTGCTCGGCGTTGTACGCCTCGTCCTCCTGCCGCCGCCTGATCTTTGACGTGACCACGCAGTACTGCCCATCATCATAATTTTGCTGCCCACGCTCGTCGTATTCCACCTTCAGCGCCCGGCATCGCGCGAGAGCCTTCTTTACTTTGGCTATGCTGATCTGGTCGGTTTTCTTCGCTTTCTTGTTGTGCTTCTGGAGCATCTCGAGCAGCTCTTTATGCTGGTGCTCGTAGTGGTATGAGCGCCCCACCAGGGTCAAGGTAATCAGCAGACGCTTTTCGGGTGGAAGCTTATCCTTCCCCTGGACTTCAGCCCAAAGTCTGCCCAACTCTTCAACGGGTATGCCGCGGTCGTTGCGTATATCGTGATGAAGATTATGCTGTCTCCACCACGTCGATACGAAGTCCACGTCCAGATAAGGAAGTGCCTTCTTGATCAGCTGGTTACGGTAGTGCGCCTCAAGAAAGCTCTCGTTGCCCGACATCTGTCTATAGCATTCCCCATGGATCCGAGCAAACAGGTCGGCCAGAGGGCTGACCGCCTTGGCAAACTCATCATTGGGGTAGCGATTTATGTAATAGAATCCGGCCTCTACTGCAGCATAAACCTGTATTACCAGAGAGGTTCGTAGCCCGCTATATCCTCCATCAGCTATTTTATCGATTGTGGGGGTATATCTGTAAAGATACTCAACTATCCCATCATCGAACCTCTCGGCCTCTTCGGGCTCTACCCCCTCCTGGAGAGCGACACCCCAGAGGCTCTTCCCGTCGATGTATTCGCTATTGAGAGCTGAGCCGGTCAGCCAGAAAGAGGCCGACCCGGACCGGGAAAGGAGCGCGGGCCACAGCTCGTCTACCAGCTGTGCTAGCTTGCTGTCGTGCAGCATAGTCTTGTGGAGCTGGTCAGAAAGTTCCGTGAGTTCGTTAACAACTCTAACGGCCCCCTCGAACCTCTCTTCGTCGCATAGTCCCATCGTATCCTCCAGTAATCCGGCGCCTCTACATATAGAGGCGTCAAACCTCAGGCCTGTCAACCCACATTCCAGATTTTTACGGGCATGAGAAATGGCAGCTATGGTCCAGCTCGACCCCCATGGCCAACATCTCGCAGATTGCGGCCTCTGTCCCAGGAGGGGCGCCAACACCCCTGCATGCATCGAGCACGACCGTAGTGTGAATCTCGTGGTCGTATGCATCGAGGGCCGTAGCCTTAACACAGAAATCAGTGGCAAGACCACAAATATCGACTGAGGGGAACACCCCTAGGCTATCCGTAATCAGGGGGAGAAGGGGCGTCTCGCTGCCGTTGGCGTCCTTGAATCCCGAGTAGCTGTCATACTCAGGATCCATCCCCTTCTTTATGATAGTGAAGGGCTCTGGAATCTCGAGACCGTCGGCCAGCTTGTGTCCTTCCGTGCCCTCTACGCAGTGATCCGGCCAAAGAACCTGGGTGATCCCATTAAGCTCAATTACGTCGAGCGGGTTCTTGCCTTCGTGATTCGATGCAAAGCTCTTGTGATTCTGGGGGTGGCTATCCATCGTCACGAAAATTGGGTTTCCATCGTCGGCATACACCTTAGCCAGCCGATTGACCACTGCGACAACCTCATCTCCTCCCGGAACGGCCAGATTTCCACCGGGAAGGAAGTCCTTCTGAACATCGACAATGATCAGTGCTCGCTTCATTTGTCTCTCCTATCTAACAAAGCCCTTACTCGCCTGCTCCCACCAAGAACGGCGGAATTGTACACACAGGCGGCACATGTCGTTTATGCTCGCTACGCTTATACAAAAGATCGGCCGCGCGCTGAGCCTCGGTTGCGTCATCCGGCAGCCCATCTGACGCGAGGTTAGCGGCTACGGCCTCATCAAGCTCGGCATAAGGCATACCAAGCTCGTCCTCGTCTGTCTGGCCTTTCCACAAATCGGCGCTGGGCGGCTTTGTTATGACTCGCTCGGGAAGCTCCAAGAACTTGGCCATGTTCCATACGTCTGTCTTATAGAGATCCCCAATCGGCTCCAGATCAACTCCTCCGTCGCCGTACTTCGTGCAGTACCCGGTCATGATCTCAGTCAGGTTGCCCGTGCCGAGGACAAGATAATTGAACATATTGGCATAGATATACAGCATCACCATCCGTAGCCGAGACTTCAGATTTCCACGAACAAGATTGGATCCCTTCGGATCTGCCCAGGTCATGTTCTCGATATTGATCCTGCCGTTGAACACAGCGAAATGGTCGGCCATATCAACAAGCCGGTATCTGATGCCCAGCTTTCTGGCGACGGAGATGGCATCTTCCATATCTTCAGGGTTCGACTCACATGGCAGGATAAGCCCAAAGACAGCGTCTTTTCCCAAGGCCCGAGTGGCGAGAGCAGCAACAACCGCGGAGTCAACGCCACCGCTGAGCCCGATAACTCCGCCCGCGGTTCCAGACAGCTTTACCTTATCTTTGAGCCACCCTCCAATGATGTTTGCAACAGCCTCCATATCCTTAAGCTTGCGCATCGGTTCTCCCCCCTAGGCCCAATACACATACAGCATTGGGCGAAGCTGCAGCACGGTACGCCTCTTACGAAACAAATTTAGAAATTCGCAGATTAGTTTCACCCCATCCGGAACTTCTGGGATGATATTCTGGTATGCCTCCCGAATATTCTTGAAGCCCATTTGCTTCACGATTTTTCGTAAGAGTTTATCTTTCAGCTTATCGGGCCTGGCATAATCATTGAACTTCGAGATCAGATAGTCAATGTGCCATACAAATGCTGTGACGTCCTCGTGCTTTCTGCAATAGCCTAACCTACGCCCCGTACGCGCATCTAGCCAGCCTGAGTAGGGATATACTGGTCCCCAGCGATATACCTCCCATCGAGTCATCTGCTCACGATGGGCCGTCTCCTCTATGTAATCAATCGCATCATCATGGCGAGACCAACCTTCCGCTACCATTGAATACTCTGGTGGAACGATTACCATTACCTCTGATTTACCAAACTCAGGTTCATGATGCACGCAGTTGATAGGAAGCCAAGAAGGACGGCGCCGAGGGCCTTCCTGATTCTCCAACCACCGAAGCATGAGATGAACATGGGCACTCATGAAGCACGCACGCTTGCCCAGTGCATCATGTTTCGCCCGTAGAAATTGCTTCCAGGCCTTTACGCCAAAACGGCCGTTATCGTCCCAGGCCTCATCCCCGTCCCCCCCGGCCAACAACGCGCAGTTGCGCTTGAACCGAGGATCCGTGAGCTTCCAACGTGCCCCATCATAGACGACGTCAGTTAGACCATAACCCAGAACTTTGTGAACACGGATGCCCATGAAAAAAGCCTCCTCTATATAGAGGAGGCCAAACGGGGGGTGCGTCAATAGGTAACCCGAGAAATGTGGCTAATGAGCCACGCCCATTACTGTGTCTTCTGCCGCTCTAGTGTATCGGACGCTGATTTGAAGTCCCCACTGTCCTTTATTTTCCATTTCAGCAGATTGTACAGCGTGTCCACAGCGGGGGAGATGATGAACAGTACGACGAACGCTATCCAGGCATGTGGAGGCCACATAATATGGAGGCGTGAAACGGCGGCTACCCCGATACACAGCGCCGCCGCATTCACGTAGTACGGAGCCAGGCTCATATGTATGTTTGGCCGCTCTCTAAGATCAGTGGGGTGATTCCAGCGACAATAGCCCCAGTACCATTTGCCGTTTCTCTTGCTCGGCAGAACACTGATCTCGATGACATTCCACCCGCTCAAGACCGCAGCTAGAGCATGTGACAACTCATGCCTTATCATACTAAGAACTTGGATGATCGGGTAGCATAACGCAGCATACAAAATGTCTTGCCAGTTCCAGTACATGAATCACCTCATCCTATTAAACATACTGAAAAGTCAACGTGCAATGCCAGTAGATATCCTTACCGTTAATACCTGTTACCTTAACTTCTAGATCATTACCATTCAGTACTAATTCAACATCACATGCAGCACTACCTGCATCTTCTCGTTCAAACACCATATCATCAGCACCTATTAATGCAGCAGCACCACCCCATCTTTGCACTGCTGCTCTTACGATATATACACATCCTTGGCTATCAGTATGGTTATGAACTACGACTCTAGCCTCAAACAGATATGCTCTTGAACTACCGATAGGTACAGAAGCCATTGCTTCAGGTGTAGAATCAGTAGTTATAAGAGCATAATGCTTAAGGAAGTAGTTAACATCCTGAGTTGTAGCATCCGCATTTATGTTGGATATAAGATCGAGTACATCATTATCTGCTCCACCTGCAAGGGAATCACCATCAATTACTTCAAGATTTCCTTTGACAGTTTGACCAGTACTTTGAGTACTCATTAGATCACCTTCTCTCCTATTATGTCCCAACCTGTACCCACACCGGGTGTAGCTGTTGCTACAGAGACCGTATTCCCCACCAGCAACCAGTCGTCAGCGCCCGCTACGCTGTTCTCGATGGATTCGTCGGTTGCGTTCTCGCAGGTACACATTGACACCGTACACGCATCCGCGCCAGTGCCCCCAGGGACGACACAGGGGGCACTTATGCCGACTCTGTCTATGACGAGGTTGCTCAGCTTGGACCCGGAGCCGTTCATGTTCACGGCAGCTTCGGTGTTACTCTCTGGGAAGTAGATGTCCCCAGTAGACATGGTCACGGACGTGCCTACGTCAACCCGTCCGTTCTTCACCGCGACACCGGAGCACACACAACGATCCAAAGACAGCGCGACCATGTCACTGGTCGCCGCAACCTTGACGTTGATTCCAGTAGCGACCATACATCGCGCTGAGCCACTCAGGATGAACCCACTAGTCGGCCCTACTGCCGCCTCCAAGGTAATATTGGACACCACGGAGTCGTCTTGAGTCTGGACACCCCCGAGGACACCGGTTGTAGTAGTCGTCCTGAGGGACTCACCATAGATGTCGCTTACGATGTTGCTGCTACCCCCGGCCGAGTAGAGGGGGTGCTCGTACGCGACCATGTGACACCCACGAACCTGGGAGTGAGTACAACTTTGTAGCAATATCCCACGACATCCCTTGCCCCCCGATGACGCGAAGAGGGTACACCCGGTTATCCTAACGCGACTCATACTGGTAGCTGAGAATGCCCTTGCTGTGTCGTCAGCACTCCCAGAGAATTGTACTGTGATGTTCTCAGCAGAAGTATCATCCCCATCGAAAAGGACACCACTTGTCCAGGTGTTATCGGCCAACTCAATGTAGAAGTTCTTGACAGAGGCCCCCTCGGCCAGGTCCACAAAATCCACCGCTAGCCCTGAGCACAAGAGCTTGGGTTTGCCTACTCCGGACAGGTGCGTGTACGAAGGGACAATCAACTTATTCGCGGGAGCCCACGGAGATCCGTTCTTCTTCCCGAACACCAGCACAGAGAACTGACGATCAACATCTGTTGCCAGTGTTCCTACGTATGTGAGGGCTGCCACTATCGTGGTGAAGTCGCATCCCTCTTCTCCAACAGTCACTGTACTGAGAATGGAGTCAGCTTCATTCGGACTATCCAGCCTCAATCTAGGGCGTAGCTCAAGCGCAAAGAGCGGACGAACGTCTACGATGTCGGCAGCGGCTACGATCACCCCAGGCCCCGCCAACTCGTCAATATAAATATGCGCAATCGGTAACCCATCATCGGTAAAGTCCGGCTTCACTGGGGAGGCTGCCTCTGCGCCAGTAATAATGCCGAGTGTCGAGTTGTCCTTAAGATATACCAAATCCCATCGGGGATTCGCGCTTATTGGGCCAAATACAGGGCTGGTACTTCCGCCAATCCAGGCCACGGTCCCCTTGCCGTCCGTTTTGACGGACTGACCGCTATTCACATATACGGTGTCGGTTGGGACCGTCTCCGGAATAGCTCTCAGGTTCTCCAGGTCTTCTTGGCCGAAGCTACTGACCCCAAGAGTCGGAGCATAGTTAGTAATCTCCCCTGTATTGATATCAGCGTCAGCCCTAGTATACTCAGCCAACTTGAAGAGATAATGAGCGTTGCCATCCGTGTCAGTATAAGTACCAAACAGCCCATCCCAGTGAGCTATTGCAGCAGCATCCTCAGCGACATGAATATTCTGAATTGTTTTGAGTCTTAGCTGAGCTGGGATGCTCTGACTTCCAATGCTGTGAATCAGAGTGGGATCGTCGACGCTGTCATACTCATCCATGTAAACATTCAGGTAAACCGCATCTGTACGGGAGCCTCCTGGAGTAGTTAAGTCGATACGATAGTGTATTCCAGTTGAGAGCAGAGCATAAATCGTCCCGCCTACGTCGGCAAAGTCAAATGTTGTAGCCGTGTTAGCAGTAACTGTTGGATGATACGTGCCCCCAGGTCCAAAATCCGTCGTATTGGTAACATCGAGAGTTACGTCACGGCCGACAAGCTCCCCCGTCAGCCAATTAGCAGACGAGTCCGTAACAGTAGTTACATCTGTTGAGTAGCTTATATTCGTGATGCGGCTGTGGATTGATCGCTCACCCTCAGTTGCTCCAGCATCCATATAGTCGATGTCGTCAGCAAGAATACACTCGTGGCCTTTCATGAAGAAGCGGCCAGCGGTTTCTGCGGTTCCCCCTCCACCGCGGATCTCAAAGTTGTTGGTTGGGGAGGACGCTTCAATTATGAAGAAAGCGTCGTTGGGGGTACCATAATCTCCGAAAAGCTGGACTAGCCGTCGCCTACTTGTGTAGTTGGCCATGCGGTAGTCATTGTCGTCAGCATCGACCCAGGGAATGCCTTCCTGGACAAGGCCAACTGGATACCGCTTCAGCTCGTCAAAGACGGCGCGGGGATCACGACTATACTCGCCTGAAAACTGACCCATCTTGAATTCTCCTTACGGGACTACGGACCCTCAACCCTGATCACATACCGAGTATCGACGGGCGCAAATTCGCTCATCACGCGAGCGATGCGCTCCGTATCCTCAGATGTTATTTCTTCGTCGCCAGTCAGAATAAACCAGAGACGAAGAATCTCAAAAGAATATAAAGCTGCTTCAGCAGTTACTCTACCATAGCTATCGAATGTTGGCAACTCCCAAGAATGTCCCGCCCCACTATCGGCCCAGTCGTAAATCGATTCGTCTATGACAGTGGTCCACACTACAGGGCCATCATTGAACGTTGTGCCGATCCCCGCAGCGGGCGGATTACCTGTCCTCCAGGTCACAGTTCCGTCCGTAACGGTGTCGTCCAAGTTAGCCGGCCATGTAGGCTCAGTGCCTCCAGAAGTCCCAGCAGCCGTACATACATAGGCCCAGCCATTTACAGAGGTCGGTACAATTACGTCTCCTACTGAATATGTAGTAATGGCCCAGGCCGGAACCCACTGCGGCTCCGTTCCCCCAGATGTTCCGGCTGTGGTGCACTCAAAGACGCGCCCCAGCGCCCCAAAAGTATCGGAGGGAGCTATGACTGCTCCCAAAATGTAAGGGGCGCCAGTTTCCCACTTTCCAGCAAATACTACTGACTGTTTGGCCGCCCTATTCGAAACCAGAACGTGCTTTGCCATGGGATCAACATTAACATTTGCCACGTCAACCGCAGATCGTAGGGCTCTCTCAAGGCCAGACTCGGTGCCACTCTGACGATGAACGGCAACGGCATTGCGAATCGTTGCGCGCTGGGCATCAACAGGAAGGGTACCATCAATTGTTACGCCCAGTACTGAGGCCAGCCTAGGTAGATATTTGGGAGGGCACTCATCGGGATTGATGAGCTGGGCCATAAAGTCTATGGCCCCCTTGATCCTCGATGCAACGGACCCAAATATCATTAAGAAGCGTTCTAGCTGGCCCCGCTCAACGGCGCCATCCTCATGATAAGCACGGCGCTCTCCATCATCGTCGGAATCTGTCTCTACAGTCAAAGCTACCTGATCAGTTTCGGCGTCCTTGCTTCGATAGAGAGACGGGAGCAAGCCGAAAAGGACGTGAGTCATATACTCTGAATCCCAGGTAAAGTCTGATGCCCTCGAAGTTATGCCTCCGGTCTCCCAGCCTGGGTTGATGTTCTTGGTCTCCCAGACTACGGTATCGTCATCGATGGTGTCCCCAATAGTGGTGGGCCACGTAGGCTCACCTGAATCCGATGTCCCCGCAGTAGTACACTCGTAAAAATAGCCGTTTGGAATAATCGGAATTATCCTATCCCCGACAACGTACGATGTGGTATCAGCCCAGGGTACGGTGCACGTATACTTAGTGAAGCCTTGGTAACACCAAATAACGTTAGTGAGAATTCCGTAGTCCACAACAGATGTTTTAGTCATAGTGGTATCGTGCAAAACCTCGCTACCATCTGTATAGTCTGTGGGATATGTGTACCTTCTTTTCCTGATCTTGAGTTCGGATGCGCCGGGGTCTATTGGCAAATCCCAAGTCACAACTATTTGCGGGCCTTCGATTCCAGGGCGGGTTGCGAAGTTAGTCAGCTGCCCCGTGAATGGCGTCGGAACATACGTGAAGGCATTCGGAAGCGTTGCATATTCTGAGTTCGGATTCGTCACTACGACATCGACCACACCGGCACCTGCTGGAGTCACACAATCAATTCGTGTGGAACTGACAACAACCACACTTGTCGCAGGATTTCCACCAAAGGTTACGGTAGCACCATCAACGAAATCAGTACCTGTAAGAGATACTGGTGTGCTCCCCAAAGTCGAACCCACGGCCGGATTCACAGCAAGCAGCCTAAGTGCTTCATATGCTACCGTAGGAGGAGTGAAGTTGGCTGTCCACCTAGCATCACCTTTTGAAACACGAAACTCGTCAATCCAACCGGCGGGTAGATTCGCAACGGCACCAAGGGCTGGGCTGTTACCAATCCTGAATTCACCTGCCCAGTCGGGATATGGAAACGCTTGGACATACGTGTCTCGGAGGACACCATCTACAAACATACGATATGTATCACCGCTATGTGTTATCGCACAGTGATACAGGGTGTAAGGTGTCGGTTCCCAACTACTGTAGAACAGAGTGATTAGCCCGCCGCCATTCCTGACCACCTGAAAAACCAACTGGTGACTGCTGCCACCGCCATCTTGCCAATAGCAATGCGTATAGTTCTGGTAGTCCTGATATTGTGAGAAAAGGGCTTTGTTTCCCAGGTTGTTCGGAAGACGAAAACGGAAATCAATTGCGGAGTCAACATCAAGTTGCCAGTCGGCATGATCGGCGGCCCAAAGGTAACCACTGCCATCGAACTCTACTGAACCAGTACCAAAACCAAAGACTTTCCATGCGGTGTCAACCTGAGTATTACCGGTAGCTGTGATCACATGGGTTGGCGGGCTGAATGAGTCGTCAGGGAAAACCTGGGAACCATCTACCCCATCGCAGTGAAGGAGAAGCTTAGTATATGCGTCATTGCCTGGCATCGACTACCCGCTTTCTAGCATAGTGCTCACAAGTACCTAGGATACCAATTCATACTCAAGCGTAACCGTTCCCTGCCTGCGGACTTCGTAGTCCTCAATTTCGGCGTTACTGATATATTGAGATGTTCTGAATGTTCCTAGATCCCCTATTCGCATATCGACTCCCGCGTCTATTTTAATTTTCAAAGACCCGTCGGACAGCGTATATTCAGCGTCTAGATTAGCGCCCGATAGTAACGTAGAGCCGGCAGCGTTGACAACCTTATATTCCGCTGATATCACATCTCCGCCCACTGTGAACTCAACGGACAGCTCCTGATCGACTAGATTAAGCGAGTTCTGAGGCGTTATATAATCTACCGTCGCTCCGTCTACGGGAGCAGAAATCCAATCAAAGGTTGTGACGGGATCCAGGGTCAACGTGGTAATGTCGACGTGGTCAACCCCCTCTAGATTATCTATAAGGGCCATGATGTCCGACAGATTGACGTTCTTCCCGAACTTAGCGAGATCGCTGTCTACGCTGAAAAAATCACTGAGCGCTGTTGTAACCAGGGGCGCCACCTGGCTTTCAGAGTACCCAGATAGGAAATATACTTTCGCTGTCAGACTTATATCGACTACGTGGCGTGGCCCCTGAACATAGACTGTCATTCCAGCAACGTCTCGCGCAGCCAGGTAGGCCTGAACTTGATCTATCAGCGCCTGGGCTGGCACGTATCCTCCAGAGGGGAGCATATATACATCGATCTCCCGTAGCACGGCCGGCGGTCGGACTACGGCCTTGGCCTCCTCTACGCCCGCGACCTCGAGCGACAATGTTTCGTAGTCGTCTTCAGTAACGGCCCGGCCCAGCGCCCTGAGGGAGCGGGGACCGAAGAACTTCGCATCCTCCAGAGACATCTCCTCGGCTCCCCCTGAGGCGGAGAGGGGGTTTGTGGCTGTTATGGCGACTGGGGCTCCGCCGAAGACGAGCGTAGAGATTAGGCTGGTTATCTTGCTCGCACCAACATTTCCCTGAGTGCCACCCCCAACTCTGTAGGTAGATGATATGGTGGACGCAATAGTCGGAATCGCGCCCGTTACGCCATCCCCGAACCTAGCATAGACAAAGCCAGCAGAGTCCCGAGATAGCTCGTACACCTTATCTGTAGGATCAGAAGTAGCTAAGTTTTCAATTTCGGCCCACTGTGTAGGGACGGCCCCAACAGTAACCGTAATCTCAACGGACCCCTCTGCTACGGGAGTTTGAGTAAGCTGAAAAAGCTGCCAGTCACTTCCGTCGCTGGTCCCAATATCCTCTGCTTGGGTTTGGCCTTGCTGTACCCCAACAGTGGCCTGGGTTGCGGATATCCGGGCGTTTGCCCCCGTTGTGTACGACCCGGAAATTCCGGCAACGAGGCTAATGGTGGTTGAGTCGGGGAGAGCGGCTATCTCCCCACTCTCACCAGCTGGAGTGGAATCGTCGCGGATGTTTATTAGCTGGCCTACCTGAAAATCCGATGAATCTCCTACTATTATATCGGTATCGGGCGTACTAGCATCGCTAGTCAGCGCTTGCCAAGCGAATTCCAAGTCGGCCAAAGTCTCGAACGTGACTGGCGTGGTGCCTGTTTCCCCAGTAGTGGACAGCTGGGTGTTCTCGGGAACAATGAAGTCCCCAGAAAGGGGGGAAACCAAAGTGAAGACCTCGTCGGCAATGGCGGCCGACTTCCCTGGAACTTCATAGTCGATCAGCTTAAGTATGTTCACTACGGACTCACGGGTAAAACAGGTGGTCAAGTACAGATTTTGGGCTCTTCGGTCAACGTAGAAATGAAGTATGTCCCCCATGTATGCGAACAGCTCAATGAGAGTTATCCCAAAATCGCTGGCATTTCGATCTGTCCATTCAGGATTGAAGAACTGAATCTGGTCCATCAGATCCTGCCGGATAGATTCAAAGTCGCGGCTAAGATAATCTATCGATGGAATGCGCGTAGCCACGATTAGCCTCCCGTCTCAGATTGAGTAAATAGATACACCATATTTCCCTCTTGATGGGAACGAAGAATTGTATACCCAATAAGGGCCTCTGTCACGCCTTTATTGGGCTGACTAGTAAAAGATATCTTATCAAAAGTAACCTGCTTTTCCCACCTACTTAGTGCCTCGCCTATTTCAGTGGAAAGTTCTGACTCTGCTTGAGGCTGAGGCAAAAACAGTTTGGCGTGGATGCCCGAGCCGAACTCGCGCCGAATAACTCGATCTCCCAGACGGGTACCGATTACTTGGCTCATTCTATCTTGTGTGTGCGCCTCAGCATAGCTAGTTACGACGCTCCCAGTAGACTCCGAGAAGCGGAAGGGGAAGGCTATTCCAACGCCCAACGCCCCCGCAGCCTGAGCCTCATCACTGGGCCTAGAAAAAATGCTAGACATGATTATCCCCCAGTCGTCGCCTGTTCTGGAAAGAGCCTCATCATGATTTCGTTGCCTATTTGCCGACCCTCTTCGAGCATCTGACGTTCACGAATAAGCTGATGCTTAACCTTTAGTTCCCCGTTTGGTCGCGTCTCCGCTATCTTGACCCTAAGAAAGTCCAGTCGGTTGGACAGCTCCATCTGCAGTAGTTTAAGCTCTAGATCGGGCTCCTGTCCAGTCAAAAATTTATCTAATAGTCGAAGGAGATTCTCCAAACGCATCTTTTCGCTTGTCAGGGCCTCTCTTTTCTGATTTACCTGGTTAATCTCCACGATGATATCTGAGATCTCCTCTTCGATCTCATCTAGGCGTAGTTTCGCCAGCCCCTGCATCATTTCCTGGGCCGCAAAGATAAGCTCGTCCCGATCTGAGCTATTCAATGAGGTAGCGAAATCTTCCAATGAAGCCATAGCAAAATCCTAAGATAATGTGTGCACATGCACTGAGCCAAACATTAATGCTAGTGTAGCATTGTCCTCAATGTGCTCAAGCATCCCTTCACATATAGCCGTGAACATGATATCCATCGAGTTCTGATCACCTTGATCAGGCATAGCCGCACCAGCAATCCCCGCTGACGACAAGGCCCCCACAATACCGCTTGCCATATCTGATGCAGCGCCTCCTATGTAGCTGGCTACAGGACTCTGAACGGGGGGGACGCCCGCGGGGCCAATTGTATGATCATGAGCAAGTACCCCATCGGAAAGCGCGATCTGTGCCCCGCTTAGAAAGGTAGCCGTCTGGGCCGCAACAGTCGTAAAGAATGTCGATGTCTCACTACCAGTATATCCGAGTGCGGTTACTGCCGTAGTTACAGGAACAAACGGAACTAATATAGTATGGTTATGTGTCCATGGACTGGGCGGAGCTACATCAGGCGGCCCAACTCCTGGAGATAATACTGCTGTTGCCCACATAGTTATCGTATCCTGACATATTGCTAATATAAACGCTTTAGGAGACTGCCCATCCTGCCAGTAATCCCGCCATCCCGAAGGCATTTTGGCCTTAATCTCGTCGGTCATATCCGTATCGCTCAGCGGCATTATGGGCTCGCCTTCACAGTCCCTGACCCCGCCGGATGGGGACCGCCAGTAAACGCGCATAGATGTGCAGCAACGCCGGCACACACAACGCCGAAGGGAGCCGCTCCTCCTCCGCCCTTGAATTCAATTTCAGTGGCGCCGGTTAGGACAACTTTCCCAGCATTATCAATAACAAGTTCAGTGGTTCCCCCACTATGCTTTAACGTAACGGTAGTTCCGCCATCGTCTAGCTCAAACTCGTGACCTCCACTCGAGGTTATCTTTACTTTTTCAGACCCACTCGTATCGTCAAGCTCTACTGTGTGGTGTCCTGCCGATGTGACTTTGATCTTTGTGGCGTCCTCGGTATCGTCAAACTCTACTTTATGGCCTGCGGGCGTAGTCAGAACCCTTGTGTTTGGATAGTTGGTCTTGGCCTCATCCGGGAGAGTAGCTTCCTTACTAGTTTTGTCCTGTGGCCACCACGAACCGAGGTACAGCGGGCGCTCCGGATCTCCATTCTCAAACATAATCCAGACAAAATCGTCTACTGAAGGCTTCCAGGACCAGCCCGGGGCAACGGTTACAGGCCGTATTGTCCCTATGACCGTCCCACTGAAGAGTGCCGGGATAAAGGCTGCGATGCGGTCCATCTTATCCTCATCTTCAACGCTAGTGACTGTTCCTTGATAGATACCAAGAAGCCGGTTGTCCGGAAGATTCATAAGAGTACGCTCCTCAAAAAGTCGCGCTTCCAGCGGAAGAAGACCGGTCTGTTACGTCCGTCTGGCCCCCATCTAGGGAGCCCCCACTGGTCTGAGCTTTCTGATCAATGGGGGCGGTCTCCCCTACAGGGTATGACCATCCACGAGCAGCCCAAAACTCGACTGTGTAGTCACCCCCAGGCTTAACCGTATGGAGGACACGCTTGATCATATATGCACCCTCAAAACGCCCAATTCCGCTAATGACCACAAGTTGTTTAGGTTTCATCCATTGTCTTCCGAGCATCTTTACATGGGCCACAACTACAAACTTACTTCTATTCGTCTTGTCCTCAACGATATTTTGGGCTTCTTCGGGAGTCAGCGTTCCTCCGGTGCAGATAACATACTGAATTCTCCGTGCTGCTAGATCATCTACTCCGAGAATATTAGCCGAGGCCTCGACGCCAAGAATACCGTCTGATAGGTCATCAGAAACTACGTTGATTACCTCCCCGGTCAGAGGGTTGGGAGTTGAGGAAGCGAAAATACAGGCCTTTCCCTCACCCTCTATCCTAACCTCAACGCTGTACACTTCGGGATCATCTAACATTATTGCAACTTCTCCCGTTGCCCCCCCGGGAACAGCGAAACACAGTCTGTGATCATCAACATAGACCGTACGGCCACACTTCCTGGCGATTCGGTTAAGAAATTCATAGTCAGTCTCGTTTGATTGAACAACCTGAGGCAAAACTATATCTGTTTCGTCAACGAACGACCTCATTTGCCATCTTTCGGCAACAGCCTCCGCTATTTGAGCGTATGTTTTCCCTTTATATACTCTTCTCTCCTTAATTCGCATGAGAACAGACTCTTCCCCCAAACCAGCCAGCGTTATCGTCTTTGGGTTTTTGAAACTAAATAGTGGCCTCCGAACTACGACCGAAGTTGTGGTAACAAGGCCACTAGTGGGGTAGCCTACAGAAACCTCCATATAGTTGCTCTCACGGATAATGGCGCTGTCCGTAATCAGAGGGCCGACATTTCGCAGAACAACTTCGGCATAGTCTGCCTTGTCGTCAGTTAGGTCTACTCTCACCTCGGTCAGGAGCTTGTGATAACCAAACTCAGAAAGCTCTCGACCACCAATAATGACGGAGGCCATCCCCGCCCGTCTATCAGACTCAAATGCGGGCTTATTGGCCTCGCTACCTTGTGCCGCAACTGTCTCGCCCATAGCCATGTTCCTAGAACGGCAGATCCAATGCTGTCCCAGATGGGATATCCAGGGACCACTCTAGCTCATTAGCTTCGGCAATAGCCCACCAATTCCGCGCTCTGTGGGCGTACCTAAAAGCCAGAAAGTCGAGGGTTTGTTTGTCCTCAACCGTTACAGTAAGCCTCGTGGGCACTTCAAGAGGTACGCGCAAGTGCATAAAATTCTTTAGTGTCAGTCCCTCATCGGACGAGGTAACAGTGTAGGCTAGGCCCTCATATCTGCTTCCTGCAAAAATAGCCATGTTATTCCCCCAAGTTAGTGTACTCAACTGAGGTCAAAGGAGTGACCTTATCCCGCCCTGTAATCTTTCCTGCATTATCCCTGCTAGTCAGCGTCACAAGAGAATACGTTAATTCTGTGCGTGTCTTCGACGTTACCGCATTAGGAAAAATAGTTTCAATAGGGACATCTGCCTCTAGCGTTCCCCCGGGGTGCTGGACCAGATCGAGAGTAACCGTTGCCGCGCGAACGCGGCCCTCGGAATCGAGCCTAGTCACCTCATATTCAAGCCCCTCAATCACGCACAAAATATCGGTAAGGCCTGGAAGGACCACCACAACCGGTCTGGGTGGGAGAAGAACCTCAGAAAGGACGCGTTCCCCATTAGTTACCTCTACCGGCCCGTTGGTTATACGCGGCTTGGGAGTTGTCCCCCGATCAAGCGTTACTGGATCAATATACGTAACTGGGTCGGCTGGGGTATCGGATATCTTGAATGGGAGGGGCTCTTGCCTTGTTACCTCCTTTATTAAGATATACTTTCTAAGCTCCTTATATATGGTCTGTGTCCTCGTCCAGTGTAACATTGCGCGAGGATCTTTCCATGGAAGGGCCAATCTCCTGAGGGATCGTATAGACTCAGCCGTATCCTGATGATTACTTTGCTTAACATAATCATCAAAGCGTAGCACAAAGTCGCGTAGCCGTGTGGGCCTGGGGGACTCAGCCTCGTATCCAAAAAACATGCCGCCCCCAACGTCGCCCTCCCCTTTTTCCTCGTCCGTTCCCTTGGCGAGGATAGTGCCGTCAGATTTAGCCTCTTTCCACTTAACACCAAAGTTCTCCTCCAGCATTTCTGGGTCAAGATGAAAGTAGACTCTAGGAATATCGGCCGCCCTCACCGCCGTCTCATGTGGCTTCGATGCATCCGCAAACTTTTCAGGCCTTTCGTGCGGCATCGCCTTTGAAAAGTCTAGGTACCCCTCGGAATCATCTAAGTAGCCTTTCCATAATTCTATATATCCATAAGCCATTATCGTCCCCTTAGTCGTGCTCTTGATCGCCCTCTTGCAATCCACTCCCTGTTAGAGACAGCCGCCTTAGATATAACTGCTGGAGCAGACTCACGGCCAACGGACGTTTCAGACTCAGGCGCCTTAATTCTTACGCGTTCCTTACGAAATCCTTCTCTTTCAGTTATGAATTCCCGATGGCTTGGTCTGAAGGCTCGACTACTTAAGGTTCCCTCGTTGGGAATCCAAGTACTTACTCGTGTCATTATCTCCTGAAGCTCTATGCTAACTTCGGCCTCAGAAAGACCCTCCCACATTGGTCGCCACCCCTGATAATTAAAGCTCAAATCAGTTATGATACAAGGAGCAATGCGCATAGCCCCGTACGTAAAGACCAACAACGGAACCCTGGAAACCTCTGGATATGTCGTCACTGGGTGATAGGGCACAACAACTGTTTTGAGCCCTCCCCTCCCCCTAGTTATCATATTTTTTGGGTACATGGGGGCGCCAACCTCTGTGGGCCGCTGTGCGCGATGCTTAGACGCCATCTCCTTTAATACCCATACTGCTGATTCAGGAGTCAGATGATTTAGTTCTAGGTTATTGGGATCTAGTGGCTGATCAAGCCATGTAGGCCGAGATAAGAACGTACTGAATGAGATATGCCGTCCTCCATATCCCTTAAATTTTCTAGCTTGTGCTGTTAGCGCATCCCCTGATTCGTCCTTGGCCTCAGGATCCTTATAGCCCAGCTGCTCTGAGAACTTTAACTTGAAAGGGGGCTCATCTCCTCCACTAGTATGATAAGCAAGCCCAATATTGAATGAGTCGCCAAACCCGTAGAGCGCGGGATCGATCACACTGAGCCCTATATTATAGGACTCTGCAAAGCTACTTCCGATTTTGATAGTATCAACCATAGTATTCGGTATCCAATGAACGACCCTCACGTAGTTGCTCCTCTATGCTAACAGACTTCACGGAGCGAGCAATCTCTCTGCCGTCCAGATTGACCACAACGGGAACAGTTACCGTCTTAATTATTTGCTCTCGTACGGCTGGCCGACGGTCACCGCCCACTGCCTTGGCAATTTGCCTGGCTATCTGATCTTCCGTCAGGACAAACTCCTTATTCCTCTCGCCCAGCAAAGCTATCGTCGGCCTAGTTATCGCCCTGTTTCCAGTGGCCATTCCGGGAGCCGCTACGGGCTTAGCTTTCCCCCCTTTTGCGATTCGCCTGCGCTCCATGGCGCTCATAGTTGAGCGCTCACGCGGGGTAAATTCTCTCCCGGTAGTTGCGGACATCTTGGGCGCGAGGTCCACAGATATGCCCCTACTGACTTTTTTGAATGCGTCGAATCCCCCAACAAGAGCAGCTATAAGGAAGACCAGGAGCGCAACTGCTGCTATGATAGCAATGAAAGGCCATAACAAAGACCATGTGGCTATCGCCGCCCCGCCGGTTGCGAAGGCGTATAACGCCATGGCCAGCTTGAGGGCCAGAAATACTTTTGTGGCCCACAGGGCTACAACAGCGCCCGCGAATAGCGAGACAGCAAGTATCTTAATCCACGGGGACAGCTCTATTATCCAGGTTAGTATACCAATTAGCTTGTCGGCCAACTCAGTGAGTACAGGAAGTAACTTCGACCCGAGGGTGATTTTTAGGTTGTCCCACGCACCTTGGAGGGCCACCATTTTCTGGTTAAAGGTTGCCTGCATTTTATTGAATGCGTCCTCAATAAATATCGCATTCTTCATCTCGGCAGTAGCTAGCTCGCGTGTCCTCGTAAGACGCTCTGTGTTATTTGACATAGTAATAAGGTCCGAAATGTAGTTACCCACAATGCCTAGATTCCTGAGCATGATGGCTGAGCTTCCGCCCCATTGTTTATTCGTCGCTTCCAGTACCTTCATGAAAGCTTCCATCGGAGCGGCTCTGAACATCTTCTTGAATTCGGCGGGATTAGCGACGACCTGGGCCTTGGTCATTGCCTGAGCAAAGTCATCTGTCCTGAGAACCATCTGCTGAAGTGTACGGTTGATTGCTGTTGAACCACGACGAATTAGGATACCTGAGTCCTTTACGTGGCCCGCCAGAGCGATGATATCCCCCTCGGTGAAGCCTAGGGCTTTAGCGAAGGCACCAAATCGCTCGGTGGCCTTAATTACGTCTATAGCGGTACCACGAATGAAGAAGCCGACCCTGGCAACAGCAGAACCGAGCTGTAGCAAATCTTGAGAAGTAGGCTTTGTTATGCCCATCCAAGTTGCTAATCTAGAAAGGAACAGCGCCGACTGTTCATCGGAAAAGCCTACGGCACGGCCAAACTTAACTGCGACAAGAGCGAACTGTGCTAGATCCTTGGCACTTCTATTTATAGCAAAGCCCATCTTAGCGAAAGCAAACGTCGCCTTTGCAAGCTCTTTGGCCGTTGTTGGGAGGGGGCCTGTGACCTTTAGGATTTCCGACGCCAACTCGCTAAGATACTCACCAGTTTGGCCGCTAGCGATCCCAATTTGGGTAATAACAGACTGATAGTCCCCACTTAGCTTAATCATCCTTTTGAATGAGGTAGTTAACGCCGCAGACATCCGTGAAACAGCGCTATAGGCCTGATGAGCAAGCAGCCCCATGGCCGCCCCGGCCCGCTGCGCCGCAAAGCCCCCAGCATCAACCGCTCCGCGAAGCCCTCCGGCCATCTTGGAGATGCCAGGAAGAAACCTACCTAGCCTCCGCTCAATGGCCAGCAGCTTACCCGAAAGCTGGTCTTTCGCGGTAAACCGAATTCCGATGCCGATTACCTGGGTCAAGGCCATGATCATCTCCTGGGGATGTTCGGAAGTTGCTTAGCGTTCTTGTTTTGTTCTTCCCAATATTCCTGGCAGCGCTCCAAAAGAGCCAATCTATCCTTGTCCTCTAATCCCAACAAATCTTGCCAGCTAAGACCCTGAAGTGTCATTCCAATAAGAAATAGTTGGTCTACTAATTTATCATAGGAAGTTTTGCCTTCTTCCTCTTCCTCAGGCGACAGAGCTAGGCTGGCGTCTTGAATAAAAAATCAGATTCACTCATATCTAAGATAGTTGGGCGCTCGCATGAGTGGCAATGAACGCGAGCATCCCAATCTGGGCCGGGCTGGGCATCGGCGAAAGCCTGCTCAAACCATTCGATCTCCGGCACCGCCAGGGCATCCACAAAAGCCTGACTATAGGGAGGAGGAATCTGCGTGCCGTTCTTTACCCAGCTGAGCAGTAGCCGTGCATACATATCATAGTTCGCCCCAAGAGGATCTACCTGCATCTTGGCCACTATTGGCTTCTGGTCATTCGCAGTAGGAAACTTACATTTGACCTCAATCCCCAGCTCATCGTTTTTAGCGGCGAAGACAGGAACCGTATTCAGAAGAACATATCCCTCCCCATCCACAAGTCGTTTTATGGGAACATCGTCCATATTTATATCTATTTGGTTAGTAGATTGGCATCGAGGGCAGGAGACAGTTGCATGAATAATGTTGCCTAGGGATAGCTTACGAATCTCGTAAAGCATGTAGTCCCGGTCTCCCAATGTCATGCTGTCCAGGAGCCGTTCGGTAGGGACTTTGTCTGCAACCATTTCGCAGCAATCAAGTAGAATGTTAGTCACTGCCTTGGTGGGGTTGCGCATACTGTCTCTGTTGAGAGCCTTACGGCGGGTACCGGCGGTCATGGGCTTTACGGTAAAGCTTTTTACAAGCCCTCCCTCTGTGACAATACCAAGGGGAAGATCGAATGCCTCACTCATGATTGTTCCTTTCACCACTGGTGAAAAAAGAAGTCTGGGTGGTACAACCACTCAGTCCAATTTATTAAGCTGAGTCCGTCTCGTATCTCATGCTATGATATACAATCTCCATATCCGATATTAATACTTCGCTTCGCGCAGCGTTAAAGTCTCCAAAGGTAATTGATGTCGGCCACGCCTCTTCCAGAATAATTTCAGAAAAGCGAACAGGCGTCCCCGCTCCTCCAACCCCATCTGGTCCAAGAACATGGGGGTCTCTAATGATCTTTCCAGGCGTCAGGGGGAATCTTGAATCTCCTGGAACTAATATCGTAATTCGAGAGCTGGGGAGTTCTTCAAGCTCTCCCATCATCGCCCCCCTCACAGTCTCGAACCATCTGACTAGCGCCTCATATTGAGGAAATGGGGCTATTCCCTTTCGAAACGTGGCCGCCTGAGTTATACTACGAACCGGAACATGCTTTGGAAAAGGCGAGGAGCCCTCCCAATATGTCCTCGTCTCAACGCCCATTGAGACGCCGCTAAGTTCAGAAAAACCAATGCGCCCCGCCTTAGTATCGTCGTCGGGGCTAAGCATAAAGGGCTGTATGTGCTCGTATAATTTTTCAATCTCAACAAGGAATATCAGCGCCGAATGTGGTCCCTGATCATAGGTAGCCTCACTCCACACGTCATCTCGAGCAGCTCTATCAAGCTGAAGCCCAAGTCTCCCTCTTCTGATTCGTCCTAAAGGCACGATTAGCCCCCGCCAAAGAGACCCGCAGCCTGGCCCAAAGCAGCAAGCGTCGTGATTCCAGAGTTGACTCCCTCATGTGCCAGGACAAGGCTGGAGATAAGAATCTCGCTTGAGGATGCGTCTAGATCGCTATACTCAAGTCTCATTGGCCAAGCTTCATCGAGCTGGATAACATACGACAGGTCTCCCGTTCGATCCATTACCTCAATGGTTACAGGAAGCTTGTAGAGCCCTAGGCCGTCCCGACCTCCTCCCCCACCAAGGGTGGTAGAGGCTGCTTCGCGCCATGCCAGTAATGCAAACATGTCGAGATTGTTAGACACGCCACGCTCCAGCGTGACTTCGCCCTGCTTGATCAAGCCAGGATATTTGCGCATGGTCAACGTCTGGTTTCCGTTACGATATTCGATAACATCGCTCTCCTGCGATATTCCCGAAATCTTAGAAAACCCCATGTTCCCGATTCCCAGAACGGAAACCCTATACTTCATTGCACGATAGGGGTCATTCCCGGAGATTTCAAATACCATTGGTGTCTCCTTCCAACAGGGGCTACTAGCCCTCAGATGCCGTCACCGTATCCATAAGCGACAGCGTAACTACGATAAACTCAGCTGGGCGTGGTGGATTAACTCCGATAGCAACGTTTACGCGGCCAGCATTGATCACGCTCTGCGGGTTATTCTCGGAATCAATTTTTACAAAATATGCAGCTCCAGAGTCTGTGCTAGGATAAAGCATACCGTCGCGCCAGATGCCCTGTAGAAACGTCTCGCATGTAGTAGTCATACGCCGCCATAGACTGACATCAATTGGGGCCTGCAGGTACTGTCGGAGAGCCCCCTTCAACGAAACCTTCACAAAGTTAAGCACTCGGCGAACGTTGATGTAGTGCTTACCATCCTGCGATGACTGCAGCGTACGCGAGCCCATGACCCGTATACCCTGACCTGGGTACGCCCTAATTACGTTAACTCCGATAGGATTGAGGATGTCGTGCTCCCCATCCGTTGTGTCGTGGGTCAGCCCGACTATTCCGCTGATCACAATATTTGCCGGCGGGACGTGCGGGCCTGAAACGCTAGCAACATCGGCCCAAATCCCGGCCAAATAACCTGACGGCGGCTGATTGATTATCTGGCCACTGTTAACTGGATCGTTGATCTTAACCCATGGGTAGTATAGGGCACCATAGCTGGAGTCCTTGTTAAGAGTATTGAGTCTCCAGTCACGGATCTCCTCAGCCTTATCGTCGGCGAGCGGCGGGTCAACAATCGCCACCAGCTCCTCCCGACCATCACAGTAGTCCACAAGTGCTCCCTGAACTGCCGTAGTTGTGATTCCAGGAACGGCGACAAAGTTAACGTCCTGAACCAGATTAAGTGAGTAGATCCCAGTTGGGGGCTCAACGTCCTCGCCAACATAGTCATTATCTACGGCCGCGGCCCCATCTGCGCCGCCCGTGAGGACTACAAGAGTGACAGGCTTTGGAGCCTTTTTGTAGTCGTCTGGATTCGTCGGTGCGGCGTTAACTGCAGCCTCGATGAACACGGACTCGTTGCTGTCGCCTGAAAGACGGGTGTCCACAAAGTCCTGTGCGTCGGTATCGGACATCGAGAGGAATTCGAATCTCTCAGCAAGGAAGCCATCGTCATAGATGTCGAGACGAAATTCCTGCGAGGCCACGTAGGCGAGTGCGACTGTAATCGCACCTGATAGGACTACCGCACCGAAGGTAATCTCATTGCCACTTACCCCAGTAATCGTAACCTCAACCAGCTGGGTACCGTCTGAGATCGTGACGAACTGACCTACCCGCGCATTAGATGCGCTAACCAGCGTAGCCGTTGTGTTCGACCCAGTCGGCATCTCCACGGCCAGCTGAGTGTGCAAACGGTGCTGCGATGAGGTATATACAGTCGCGCCAT